ACCATCTAGAACATCTTTCGGTAGATCAATGTCCTCAGACAAAAAGTTCTGAACTTTATCTACAGGGGGAGTATAGGATTCGTTTCGGGGTTTTACTTGCCGAACGTATTGTTGTAAACTCATTCAATATCTCCATGCGTAATGTTTAAACTATTTATATAACACAGAGTTTTGTGAATGTCAAGTCATACTTTGAAACCACCGAAATCTGTGTTGTCAAACACTGGTTCTGTGAAGTCCTCTTGACCACTATCTACAAGATCATTCTGCTCAGATACTTTAACATCATATAATCTCATTTTTGCACGATCTATTCCAACGACAAACCGTTTATTTACTGTTGGATCGTTGTATCTGTTTTTAAGTTGCTTGACTGCGATTTGGCCGAGCTCGTCAAGTTCCTCGTTAGAAATGAGTGCAAACATGAGATCAGCCGTAGCTGGTAAACCAAAACTTTCTGATGTATCTTCCAACCCAATATCCGTAGATACGAAACCTGATCTGTTTGTTTGGGTGCCGCTGAGGATAGGTATATTAGTTTCGACGGCCAATCCTCTAATCTCTTCTGCAATTGCTTTAATATATAAGTATGAATTAACACTAGCTGCTCCTTTAAAACGACTAGATGCACAAATGTTCAAATAATCTATGAATATAATATCAGGTTTAAAACTCTTTTTGATTGCAAGCTCTTTGATTAATCCTCTGAAATGTCCTGTATGAGCTGATGCAGTTGGATATTCTTTGACAATCAGTTTACCAGAAGTTGATTTGATAATCTTTGCAATCTTGTTAACAAACATTTGCTTCGGTAAATCATGCAAATCTTCTGTGGTTATATTCATTAGATTTGCGTCAATCCGTTCTGCAATACGTTCTTCTGCCATTTCCAGAGTTATGTAAAGTACATTCTTGCCTTGACTTAAACAATTTGCAGCAACATGGCACATGAACAAAGATTTACCTACACCAGTTCCGGCAAGGACAATATTCAATGTCTTTGGTGAAAGTCCACCCTTGGTTATTTTATTGAAAAATTCTAAATCAAATGGAATCTTTTCTTCTACTGTGTGGTAATAGTCATAACGTGATTCGGAATCAAGAAGGTAATCATGACCAACAGCATTATCGAAACCAACAGCCAAGGCATCAGTAAGAATACTGGGAATAGCATCCGGCCCACGATCCTTATCCTTTCCATCAATAATTGATATGCCTTCAACAATAGCATTATACACCGCCTTATCTTTACAAAACTTTTCTGTGGTATCTACTAACCAATCAAAGTCTACATCAGTAGAGCTGAGCGTCTGAATAACAGCAACAACTTTCTTATACTCATCCTCATTTAAATCTTTTCTTCCTTGAACTTCAATTTCTAGTGAAGTCTGTGTTGGAATTTTATTATACTTATCTACGAATTTTGTTATCTCTTCAAAGATAGTTCTCTCTGTTCTATCAGCAAAATAGTCTTTCTTCATAAACGGCAACACTTTACGAGCATATTGCTCATTGGTTACAAGTTGTGTTAGAGTTGTTCGTTCAATCGTCTGTGACATATTTAACATTATCTTCCTCTGATTGCTCATGTATGATATCAACTAAAATATCACCAATGAGAGTAAAAAAATCTTCTCCAAAATTCTCTCTTGGAATTCCTACATTATCTATTATATTATATTCAAAACGAAAAGGCAAGGTTCCATCTTCATTTAAATTATCTTCTTCTGGAATTGATACCTTACCATAGTTATATATTACATCCTTGAACTTACCATCTTTAATCATAATGGAAGAAAAATCTTCGTCTTCCCGTGAAACAAACATATATCTATCTTTTATATCAGACATATTGTAAATAGCTTCCTATGATATATTTTGGATTTTTTACAGGTGCTTTTCCAGCATGTATCCAAGGCCACATTGGAGGGAAGAGTAAAATAGAACCTCTACTACAAGGTGACAAACCAGCCAAAACTTCTAGCTCTGTTTGCCCTGCATAATTATCTGTGAGATAGACAAACATAACCAGAAAACGTCTGGCAGTTGCACGATCTCTGACATCAACATGAGCAGGAAACTCATCTGTTGTATTTGGTAAATATCGTTTTATCTTAAATGCTTCTACACCAAATTTGTCTGGAAATTGAAATGGTTTTATACGACAATCTTTTTTATATTTCTCAACATTCTCCATGAATAAATTGCTAAGAAAATTCAAATCTTCCTTAAATGGAGTATCAGGAGAATTCATTAAATTCATCATAGTCAAAGTTTTACCTTGGCTATTATTTTGAAGTTCTTGCATTTCTGGATGAGCTTCAAATTTGTCAACAAAATATTGACACTTCTCATTCGTCATTACATCATTATAAATTCTAACAAAATTATCCATATATCCACCATACCAATTAGAGTACACTATTTTTTCTTTACAGTGAAATCAATTCCCAAACGCTTTTCATGCGTAGTAATTTGAGAGGCACAATGTTGAACTCTTGGGTCAAACACAACAAAATGAGTAGGAACCATAGGAATTGCTTCATCACCATGTAGAAATAATCCACCGTCTTTGGAATTCCAATTACTGTTTAACAACCCAACAATCTTGATGTAATCCGTATCATGCTCATGGTCAATATGTCTATTATCTAATCGATGTTTGTCCTTCATACTTATACCACAATATGAAACCTCTGGATAAAACAAATCTTTACTTTTAATACCAGCATATGTTTTTGATTCATAAATCTGAATAAGAAGTCCCATTGCCATTCCAGCTAATATTTCATCTACTGGTTCATTTTCAATAATATCAAGTTTTAGATGTTTATCTTCAAATGACATACCAATTGGATATTTGAGATTCCAATTACTACTGTTCATTGCAGCAGATTTTAACATATCAAGGTATGACGTAGAACAACAATTCTCAATCACTTGTAGCATACTTAAATTCTTTCGTTGCACATTCTTCAAGCTTCTGCATAATCTCTTCAGTAAAATAATCTTTTGGATTATTCAAAATTGTTTTACCATATTGCTTCATCCCATCAGGTAACTCGTATCGTGTTGCCAATTTCTTGAATATCTCATACTTCGCTGCAAGTTCTAACAATCCATAATATCGATCAAGTCCTTTATCATATGTCAAACGAACATCAACCATCTTATTCTCTACAGTCAAACGTGATTTATGATTCTTACAATGAATAATATTACCAACAACTTCCGTGCCATCCTTTTCTTTCTTTTTGGTTAGATAGATGATGGATGATGCAGCATATTTCAAACCAGAGCCACCACCCATTTCTTTTTGGGGGAACATAGAACCAACAACATCATATGTATGATTAGTGACAACCATAGGAACCTTGGCACGCCCTAGTTTCAAAGTCAATACACGAAATGCAGCTTTGAGAACTTGTGCCCTTGTCATATCTCTTGTCTCTTTACCATCTGCTGTATCTTCTACTTCTTTCGTTGTGGACAGCATACCAAGTGAATCAAGACACAAAAATAAAGGCTTGCGTTCCGACTCATGTTGTACTAGATAAGAGTCTAGAACCTTCAGTGCCTGTGTACGAAATTCTTGTACAGTTGTTACAGGCATAATAACCATACGATTTGGGTCTATACCCCTGTCCATTACCATCTGCTTTGTAATTGCAGACTCACTTTCAAAATATATTACACCAGCATTGGGGTCTTTGTCAAGGAAATTCTTTACAATGCCCATTAAGAAGTAGGTCTTTCCTGTTGCACTCTCGCCGGCCAATGCGGTTATCTTATTTGCAGCAAGTCCACCGTAAAGAGAACCAGACAACAAAGCATTAAAGATGTAAGAGCCAGTATCAATAAAAGAATCTACATCACCAGCCTCTACACCGTCAATCACCAAAGATGCATATTCATTTCCTACATCCTTAATTACATTCTTTAAAAAATCAGTCATTCATAAATCCTTCTAATGTATTTATTTGCGAAGATTGGTATGCCTTTTTCCAAGAGATGGTTGCAGCCAGTTTTGTTTTTCCACTCCACTCACCACTATTCTTTGCCACCTTCTCTCTTAACTGGACAAACGCAGGAAACTTCTCTCTCAATTTTACAAGGGACTCATTATGCGAGTCTAGGGTGCGTTGTGTTGAACATCCACCAGCAGATTGCGTTGCGCCGGGATTGATGCGGTATTTCAGACTCACTCTATTTTGATATCCCATTGTAAGAAGTTGTAATGCAACATCATAGTCCTCTGATACAGATAATCTTGTCCAATCTAACTTATCAACTGGAAGATTCTCAGAATAGAACACATTGCCACTTAGTCTAGAATTTGTACGAAAATCCTTGTCTCTGGTTGGAGGATTCCATG